CGGACAGGCACAGGACCTGGACGCAGAATGGAAAGCTCTTACAGGCAAGGGTGGTAAATTCCATGACCTGTTTGGGCAGTCAGTCTCCGGTGCTATTCAGGACAGATTCAAGAATCAGAAGGATCTGCAGGGCCAAGTAGATCAGATCAGCAATGATCTCTCGCCTCTGTTCATGAATTACGGACTGCAGTCAGGAGACTTTGAAGGACTGAAGAACGCTATAGCTAATGATGATGCTTTCTTCCAGGCACAGGCTGAGAGAGCAGGACTCGATGTCAATCAGTACAAAGAGAACCTGAAGCTCAAGGCAGATGCTGAGAGAGGCAGACAGATAACCGAAGCCTATGAGCAGCAGCAGAGGCAGAACGAGATGTTCGCTCAGTGGGAAGAAGAAGCGGCAGAATTGCAGACAGCATTCCCTGCATTCGACTTAGGCCTGGAGCTTGAGCATAACGAGACCTTTGCAAAGATGATCTACAACGGAGTGCCGGTGCGAGATGCATTCCTTGCGACACACGCAAGCGACATCTTCGCTGGAGCAAACGCTTCAGCCTCAGCACAGGCTACACAGAATGTGGTCACTGCTATCCAGCAGAGAGCTGCAAGACCGGTGGAAGGTGCTATGCATCAGCAGGCGGCTATAACAAGAAAATCAGATCCTTCGTCATTAAGTAATGATGACATAGACGAGATCAACAGAAGGGTAGCAATGGGAGAGACAGTGTCCTTCTAAGCTACAGCATCTCTCTCGCCTATGTCGAAACATAGATGAAGGGAGAACAACTATGAACAAGTTTGAATTCGATTTCCATCTGTTTGCGAATACATCTCCGCAGCAGAGGTACACTCCGCTGAATCCTAACTACACAGGACAGGCATATCACGCAACTCAGGGTACAGACCTTGGTACATACACTCAGGACCAGGATCTTTCCGCAGAGATGAAAACATTCTATGATAAGAACCTTATCAGACTTGCGGAACCAAAGATGATCCACGATCAGTTTGGACAGAAGAGACCTATTCCTAGCGGCAACGGCAAGACCATCGAATTTAGAAAATTCAATGCGCTTCCTGCAGTACCGGCAACAATGGAACTGCTTGAAGGTATCACTCCTGATGGACAGAACTATGGTGTAACAGCCATCACAGCTACAGTTAAGCAGTATGGCGGATACATCACAACTTCCGACATGCTGAATCTCACTGCATATGACAACAACATGCAGGAGATCATGAAACTTCTCGCTTCTCAGGCAGGCAGAGTATCTGACACCATCACAAGAGATATCCTGCAGGCAGGTACAAACGTACAGTACGCAGGTACAGCTACAGCACGTACTGGAACTGGCGGTCTTGCTTCAACAGACATCCTCAAGATCGAGGACATCAAGAAGGCCGTAAGATGGCTCAAGAGAAACAATGCTGAGACTATCAATGGTGACTATGTTGCTATCGTACATCCTGATGTAGTTTACGATCTGATGAACGATTCCGAGTGGATCGATGCTAACCAGTACGCAGGCTCCGGAAGAATCTTTGAAGGCGAAGTCGGCAAGATGTACGGAGTCAGATTCGTAGAGTCCACACAGGCTAAGATCTACAAGCCTGCTACTCTGCCAATCTACGGCACTCTCGTTCTTGCTGCTAACGCATTCGGTGTAACCTCTATCAATGGCGGTGGAATCGAAACTATCGTGAAGCAGCTTGGATCAGGCGGAACAGCAGATCCTCTCAACCAGAGAGCAACAGCAGGCTGGAAGCTGAACAAGACAGCTACTATTCTCACTCAGGAATACATGGTCAGAATCGAGTCTGCTGCGACTTATGGAGCAAATGCTGAAGCCAACTAAACCAAGCTCCGGAAAGGAGTAACACATGACAACTAAGAAACTTGATAAGCCTGAAGAGGAAGTAAAGGAAGTCAAGGCTAAGAAGGAAGTCGATGATGAGGAAAGAGTGATGGTGATGGTTCCGTATGTGGAAGGCCAGGACCCTGAAGTCACAGTCATCATCAATGGAGAGATCACCAAGTTCCGCAAGGGCGTGACTGTAAAGGTCAAACGCAATGTGGCAGAGGTTCTCCAGAATTCCAACCAGCAGGCTATGCTTGCTCTCCAGAATCAGGAGAAATTCAAGAACATAAACATGGACCTGTAGGCCAAGTGGTGCGGATCTAATACAGGTCCGCACCATTTCTTCTTTAGAGGAGTAAACACAATGACAATAAAAGGACTGATCGACAAGGTCAGAGAAGAAAAACCGAATACATTCTCAGATGCAAAGCTCATAGAGTTTATCAATGAGATAGAGATAGAAGTGGCCGAGCAGCTTTCTGAGGAGTTTGAGCAGGCCTATACCATACAGGACATGGATGCAGTGCTTAAGGCTCCGGCTCCGTATGACAGGCTGTACACATCCTATGTTAAGGCTATGGTGGACTATGCGAACGAGGAGTACGAATCCTACAGCAATAACCAGGCGCAGCATGTGCAGGACTTCAAGGACTTTGTGGATTGGATCGTGCGTGAGGAAGTAGCGGTCAACCATGTGTATCCTACTCGTTTCAGGAACATCTATTAAGGCGGTGATGTAGTATGGCTAACTTAGTAGCTCCGGTAGTGAAGCTGGAACCAATAGAAGAACGCATCATCGAATTCAAAGGTCTGAACAGGCGTGAGGTAGTAGAGGATGGCGAGATGTCTGACATGCTGAATCTCACATCTGACAACTATCCGCTGCTTACTCCGAGAAAACTTAGAGGCTCATATCAGCTTCCAAGAGGCGTGGCAGTGCCGTTAAAGATCATGGCGAGATACAACCGCATCGCCATGATAGCAAAGAATGAGAATAACGATGTCAGATTCTACTTTGACGGAGATCTTGTGGCGGAGATTCAGGACCTTACAGAAGCCACAGAGATGGTGGCGATCAATACAAAAATCTGCTTCTTTCCACAGAAGACTTGCATATCTGTAACGCAATCCGGTGGAGATGTAACCGTAGTTACAGGCAGTTATACAAGCCTTGAGCATATACAGAACATATCATCCGCTGGCGTGGCCGTGACAATAAGCAACGAGGATGCAAGGATAACACTTCCAAACGGACACAGCTTCGGCTATGACGATGCGATCAATATAGCCGGCACTCTGACTTATACACCATCCGGTGGTGCTGAGACTTCAAGGGAATGCATAGCATCCTGCATCATTGAGCAAGTCATAGGTAACACAATCGTGCTGCCGAGAGAGACCTTCATCGAGCTGACCGGAGAAGGTGCTTCCAACATCAAATTATATGGAACCATCTCCAGGACGATGCCGAACCTTGACATGGTCATCGAGTGGAACAACAGACTGTGGGGAGCATCATCGACAGAGAACACGATATTCGCCAGCAAGCTGGGTGATCCTAAGAACTGGCAGTATTACCAGGGAACATCTCTCGATTCGTATTATGCACAGCAAGGAACAGATGGTGAGTGGACAGGCTGTGCTGTCTATTCAAGCCACATCATATTCTTCAAGCAGAATGGTATGGCGAGGATATACGGCTCGGCTCCGTCAAACTTCCAGATAACAAACACTAAGTGCTATGGAGTAGAGGACGGATCAAGAGGTTCTGTAGTCACGATCAATGACAAGGTCTTCTATAAATCGGTTATAGGAATCATGGCATATGATGGCGGCCTGCCGTATTGCGTGTCGGACAAATTCAACAACGAATTCAAGTATGTTGTAGGCGGCTCCGAAGGGCGCAAGTATTACGCATCCATGCTGACAAAGGACATTGGACCGGAACTTATGGTTCTGGATATAGACAGAGGCGTATGGCACAAGGAAGATTCCGTCCGGTTCAAAAGCACTTGCTCAATTGACAATAAACTGTTCTTTGTCACACATGACTCTGACAGGCTTGTATGCGGTGATGATGTGATAGCAGACAGCTTTCTTATATGCGGTGATGGCGAACCGACAGGCGGTGCGATCAATGTGGTCAATCCTCTCACTCCGACAGAGACATACGATGATATGGAATGGATGGCCGTGTTTGGGCCATTCGATGAATACATAGAGTACAGGAAGATATACAGCAGGATACTGCTCAGGCTTCTGAGAAAAAGCGACTCACATGTCAGCGTGTATATCTCGATCAATGAAGGAGAGTGGGAGCTTGTACAGGAATTCAATCCTTCAGAGACTGGCGGTGATTACATTCCGATCATACCAAGAAGGTGCGACAGATATGCGATAAAGGTAGAAGGCTGGGGAGACTGCAGCATTAAATCGCTCACAAGAAGAGTGAGGAGAGGAACCGGTGGAAGACTATGATTATCGACTATGACAAGAATCCTACTCTGACAGTAGACCAAAAGCTGCAGAGCCTTATCGAAAGCATACAGAGATCAAACGATGAGATTATGACTATGCTTTATGAACTCCGGAAAGAGATAGAGCAGCAGAGGGAGAACTAACATGGCTTACGAAAGAACTAACTGGATAAATGGAACTACTCCATTGAATGCTACGAATATGAACAACATCGAGGATGGGATCACTGAGGTGCAGGTCGATGAGGCTGTCATCACTCTTTACCAGAATCTTGGTGTTGTGTTCGATGATTAGAAGAGGTAATGACAATGGCAACATTAAGAACGGCAAAACTGAAACCAGGCACTACTCCTCTTCTGACTGTTGTAGTAGATGGGGAAGCAATTCAGGATGCAACGATCTATCTGACTATAAACATGGGTGACAAGCAGCTCACCAAGTCAAACTACATGGGCAACGATGCTTTGATAGCTGAAGCTGTATATGACAGCGGTGGGCAGCAGACAGGAACACAGGTGAGTGTGCAGTATTCTCAGGCAGACACTCTGTGCTTAAGACCAGGTAACGCAAGGATCGAGGTAGGCTGGGTGCTTGAGGATGGTACGGCAGACAAGAGCGACATAGGAAGGATAGATATATCCGAGACCTTATACAGAGGAGTGATGCTTTATGGCAGACATTCAGCTTAATACAAAGAAGGATGCGCATCTTGAGATAGGCAAGACTACCAGAACTTCTGTAGGCGTGAACGATACAACAATGCCTAAGTATGTGGGTGCGAGAGCTGTTGTAGATAGATTGCCGGAAGGTGTACGCATAACACTCACTGATTACAAAGGTACTACGCAGGAGATCATTGCAGAGGCCATATCGGATATTACATCGAATGCGGATGGCAGCCTGACTATAACGCTTCCAAGCGGAAGGTCATTCACTACAGCTTCTCTTACCGGACCGGAAGGAGCGAGGGGCGAGCAGGGTGAGACAGGAACAGGAATCGAGAGTGCCGAGCTTAATGATGACTACACATTGACACTGACCTTTACCGATGGCAGCACTTACACAACTCCGTCAATCCGAGGCGAGCAGGGCCTTCAGGGAGTCCAGGGAGCCCAGGGAGAGCGAGGCCTGCAAGGGGAGCAAGGCATTCAGGGCATCCAGGGAGAACAAGGCCTGCAAGGCGAGCGTGGCGAGAAAGGCGAGCGTGGCGAAAAGGGTGATGCAGGAGATGCATTCCATATCGTGAAGACTTACGCCTCAGTAGCCGCCATGAACGCAGACTACTCCGGAACAGATGTGGCTGTAGGTGATTATGTAATGATCGCATCCACAGTCGAAGATCCTGATAACGCAAGTGTTTATATCAAAGGAAGCTCCGCATATGTATTTGTAGTAGACATGTCCGGAGCTACAGGTATCAAAGGAGACAAGGGGGATACCGGTGATACAGGGCCAGCAGGACCGACAGGACCTACAGGGCCGCAAGGGATACAAGGAATTCAAGGGCCTAAAGGTGATGCAGGTGATACCGGAGCGACTGGCAACGGCATCGCAAGTATTGCCAAGACAGCGACAGTCGGTCTTGTGGACACATATACGATCTTGTTCACTGATGGAACTACCACAACATTCACTGTGACAAATGGTGCAAATGGAAGCGGATCAGTAGCGGATGTGTGGGTAGACGGATCATCTGTACTTGATGGAGATACGGCAAAGATAGACCTATCAGGCAAGGCTGACATATCAGACATACCGACAAAAGTATCTGACCTTACGAACGATAGCGGCTTTATTACCGGCTATACGGAAACAGATCCCATATTTCTTGCGAGTGCAGCACACGGCATATCTTCGACAGACATATCTAACTGGAACAACAAGTCGGATTTCAGCGGCTCATACAATGACCTAACTAACAAGCCGACAATACCATCTGCCGTAACTGAATCGACAGTAAGCGGCTGGGGATTTACTAAAAACACAGGTACATACTCAAAGCCGAGTGGTGGCATACCAAAGACAGACCTTGCGACAGCAGTACAGACAAGTCTTGGCAAAGCAGACACAGCATTGCAGTCTTTTACGGAAACTGATCCGGTATTCTCGGCCTCAGCAGCAAGTGGAATCTCTTCAAGCGACATATCTGCCTGGGATGCAAAGTCGGACTTTAGTGGGGATTATGATGACCTTTCAAATAAGCCTAACATTCCGAGTGATACAAGCGACTTGACAAACACGGCAGGCTTTCTGAACGCTACAGGCATACTCAATCTGTTTTATCCTGTTGGCTCGTACTATGAGACATCGGATGCCACATTCAATCCAAACACTGCATGGGGCGGCACTTGGGTGCTTGAAGCAGAGGGTTTGGTTCATGTTAGTGCAGGTTCGACATACACTGTGGGTTCATCTTATGGAAGTGACACACACACACACACAACTGGAAATGTGACATTAACCACAGACCAAATACCTTCTCACACACATCAGATTTACAACAAGACAACGGGGTCAAACACAGTCACTGGTGGTTCAACGAGTGCGAACTTGGCAGGAGGTTCCGCTACATGGGGCGCAACGGGGAATGTAAATGCGATCGGCATACGCAACACCGGTGGAGGCAAGGCCCACAATCACGGCAGT